CTTTGAGCCTTTTCAATAACTTACGACCCCTATTTTGCTTTGTTTGTGCTATCATTGCAAACCCAAACCAAAACCTCTTAACCCATTGATACATAACAACTTTATGAACTTTGGGGTACCAACTTTGGGTTTCTAAACTTCTAAACCCAAACAAGAACGTATCAGGAACACCCCCCATTAACATAATAACAATCTACACAATTGCCATTTGAAACCAGACGATCTGAAACATGTCCATGTACACAGGCATTACCAGTAAAGAATGTTTTTAATCCCTGTTCTTTGGCTTTTTCACGGCTGATCCTTTGCTTGTACGATGGATTGTCACTCACCAATCTAAGAGCATCTTTGATTTCTTCTACCGTAGGTACCTTCATTCTATTTTCCTTTCCATGTAAGGTATGTTCCCGAACCCATCAGCACGGCTCCGATCATCAGCGTTCCGACATGTAACCAGAACAATTCAAAGCTATGCGGCATAGGCTCGACTGCTGACATCAGCAACACGAGTAAAAACCCGATACCAGTCATGTAGTTTCCTGTTTTAAATCCCATCACTCGCCTTCCTTTCCATCGCTAATAAACAGAAACCCCGGATCATTGCCTTCTGGGTCACGACTAACCTCAATGGTTAACAATCCAAATCTTGGATGTGCTATTTCAAAACTTGGGTAGCCATCATCATTCATCCAGAATTGTAATATCTTACCTCCTACCAACTGACCATAATAGTCTTGCCAATAATCATCACTTCCATGTCTTGCATAATTAGTCATCACTTGCCCTCCAATAAAAAATCTATATTGCTCTCGTAATGTCATTTTCATCAGTTTCATAATGAACTACCTGATGTAATTTGTAATTATGATTGTGCGCTGGCTCATTATCCAACACACCCTTACCGCGCTTACGATTGCCTTTAGTAATTCTGATCCACATTTTCTCCATGATCTGTCTACCGTCTTCCAATTTGACTGGTGGAAAATATGCGTACACATGCGTTTTAGGAACAGCAGGATTATTTTTAATTCTCCTGTAAGCTTCTAAACCATGATCCTCACATGTATAAACAATGTTACCTTCTTCACTCATCACTTGCCCTCCAATCTATAATCATGAACGATAGTACCCAACTCTGGGTTGCCTCTTATGTGAGGCGGTATCCACGTTGGCTCACTACGCCCTCTGATACGTCTATGGTGTCCTCTTACCCAATGTTCTCTCTTGGGCGTTCCATGCCCTGTAAACATCTGCTCATAAATCTTTACACCACGAGGCTTGGGTAACTGGATTGTCACCACCTTATATTCATTCTTTGGAACCACACGCCCAAAGCGTACATGGTCAATCTTCTTTGGCGGTGTTGTGCTTAGATGAATAACCTGATCGTAATTGAGCGTACTAAGCAGCGCGATCAGAAACCTGACATCGCCCATTCCAAAACCTTGCTCATCACCATGACCGGGCAAAAAGTTACGCCTGACTAACTCAGACATTTCATCTTTTTCCCAGCCCATTTTGAACTTTTGTGCAGGTATAGACCAGTGCATAGCCGCTGTTTGAACGATGCCACATTTAAGCATAATATCGTCCAAATACTGTCTTTGAACAGGATCTTTACTATGCTTTGCGTAATACCAAGGCGCGAAAATAATATCAGAAGTTACTTGATTATAATTTGACGCAAGCATCTCATTTTGATCAGAGAACATTCTGTCACTATTAGAAATCGAAAAACCTAATGGATAGGCTCCAATTTGCTCTACACCTTTTTGTGTTGTTATTTGGTATTTAGCGTAAATGATTTTGTCGTTTACTTTGCGGATGTGATACCCAACTCTTGAACCATCAACATCATCATCATTAAACTGGATATACATGTCTGGGGTATATTTATCATGCGCCTTTTTTCTTGATTCCAAACGTGCATGTTCATCCCACTCTACCCACATGCTATCAAAGCACGGCATAGCCCTATGCAACATAGCAAGCAATGTTTGTGGCTTAACAAAAGACGCTTTAACAATCTCGTCCAGAAGTGTGTTGTCCACTATAAACTTTTGCATTGTTGCCATATCAGCTTGCATATTGCGCCTCATAGCTTCAGCGACACTGCCGCCAGAATACATAGCAAAACCTTTCTTTGGTTCAGCCAAGGCCGCTTGCACCATGTTCGCCAGAACAGGACCGCCTTCTTCATTGACCAATTTGCGCTTTTTCATTTCATCAGCCATGCGCTCAACGCCATCCCATGTATTTGTCTCAGCCATAAACAACCTCCCCAAATGCGCCTAACTGCATGATATGATCTGCATCATCAGCATCCCAATCGCCACCATTCATGATTACTATTTTCCTATCATCTGGTAACAACTGAATGCCTTTCTGAATAACGTCTGACGACCATAATGTAACAGTCTCACCATCATCATCTTCCCATTCATCACCACCATGACGAATGATGATGTGAAAGTTTTTGATAAGATCATTGCCATCTTTAATTTTGAACTCCTGACCATAATCAACATGATCAATCCAATAGTTACTGCCGCCTTCAAGTACAGTAACCCACAAATCTTCAATCAGCTTTTTCCACTCATCATCTGTGGGCTGATATGTAATTGTAATTTTAGGAGCCATCGTTTTCCACCCTCAACCTTGCCTTGATTAACATTGACTGCGCTTCCTGCAATCCACCAGCAGCGCCAAGTAATAACTCGACTTCAGCTTCTGTGGCATCGCTTGTAACCAGTCCATGCACGGCGTTGATCGTTTGATTAAGCAACGCCTGTGCTTCCAGATAATTTGTTGATCTTTGCATATAAACCTCCATTGATAGTCGCTGATAACAGATATAAGAAGTGTTTGCATACTTGTCAACAAAAAAAACTAAGTATTTTTTTCACATTCTGCCGCGCATGCAAGATAACCACAGCCATCAATGTAATTATCTTCGTGACTCACATTACTTTTAATACGAGCAATTTTCAGCAGACTCATCATTACACCTACATCGCCCGGGGTAATATCCATTCCCAGATGCACTGACCAGTACCGAGCAATTGTTCGGAAATTATCTTCCATAGCGCCGTGATCTGCTGCTCGGTCTTTCGTTACATACTTCTTCGCTGTGTCCAGCACCTCTGCCCTTTTCATCTTATGCCCCTCAAAATAAACTTAATTGTTCTGGTTCACGCATAATTAAATCAATGTCTTTGTGCATGATTTCTGTAAATTCAATATCACAAAAGTTACCACAATCAGCCATGACAAATTTTTGTTCAACACCCTCTCTTGGATGCAATTCGTCCAGATAAACTCCGCGAATACAGGAGTTACCCACTTCACGTTCTGCCGCAGCCATACGATTAAATTGTTCGGGAAAATCTTTTCGTATTTTATTCCAGTATCCTTTACCGCCCTTTACACATCCAATGCAGTTATTGTTGCCATAACCCAACGTATACATCGTAGGACGTTTAATGCCAGCTTGTTCAAGGTAGAACAAACACTCTGGCTTGGTTAGTTTCTTTTCAATTAGCGGAAAGATAGGCTTAGCGTCTGGATACTGCTCCTTAAATCGAATAGCGCGATTGACCTCTTTCTTAGAATATTCAAACCCGAACACTTGTGCGTCATAACTCATTTCTTTTTCTAGCCGCTGTCGGACTCGTTTTTTCAACACAAGAGTACACCGCGCACCTCCGGGGCCATTAACATATTTATCCTTAGTAATGACCTCAAACTGATTGTTGTGCTTATGCGATTTGGTGATCATAATGTCCCGATCATACCACTCTTCGCATTCTCGAATAAATCTCTCATTATCATCGTGCGCCGTGTCTATATGAAAATAGATTGGCAGCACGTTTTCCTTACCATGTTTATCTATCGCCAGCTTTGTTGCCACCGCACTGGTAACGCCAGCCGACCACCAAGATATGATCATTATACGTTATCCCTCGCTGTAACAGCTTCGTATTCACCCCGACTCATAGGCCCATCAACTGCTCCGAGCCATACCCTGCCGCCTGTTGCGGTCAACTGAAACTTATCAATCCGACCATCCTGCTGCAATGTGCGAACATATCCTTCTAGTGTCTGCTTCCCGATGCCTTGCAGTATCTCAGGAGCATCAGCGTCCTCTGAACGCTTATGAACCCCGTTGTTGCCACTCATATGCGTTAGAGCCACACCTTCGCGCTCACAATGAATAATCCAATCAAACATGGCATCCATCTTCATCTCAAGCATCGTGCCACTACTCAGTGATTTAATCTCCTCAGTACGATCATTCAGCAGCCCAGTCATTGGATCCCGGACAAAATGCCGAACATTTCTACTGGCTGGCCCGTTAGACTTGACCACAGCGCCATCAAAACAACTGTTGCGCTGATATGGTAAACCTAACCGCTCACATGTCTTTTTGCCACGGGCTGTATCGACCTGCCACATGGCAAACGATGACCTGACACCATCAACCAAAGCCGTTGTACCCCGAATAAGATTACGAGCTTGCTCCGGTGTTTTAACCACTGCATCGTCTTTGATCTTGGTCATATGGTGGCAAACCAGTACAGATGCACCTGTTTCTGTTGCCATCCTAGCCAGCAGACCTGTTAAAGCAGCACCAGCAGCAGGATCAGCGTTGACATCCGCATGAACAAAAGATGCCAGAGGATCAAACACGATCAATTTCAAATTACTCATCTGCAAGATTTGTTCGTATATTTTTTCAAATTCTGCTGTTGTGCTGAACTCGCCGTTGGACTCATTCATAATTGCAAACACACCGCCCACATTTGGAAGCGATACAATCTTTAAATCATGCGGATAACCACGCCTTTCCTCAAACGGATCAAGCCGCTCAACCCGCCTGTGCATCTCAGCTTCGTCATCTTCAGCAGTAAAAATCACCACGTTCCCAAACTCTTTGACCAGACCGCCAAACGTGTTTGTCATTGGCTTTCCTGACGCCACCTTCATGCCCATGTCCAGTGTCATCATGCCCTTACCAGCATCACCTGCCGCAGCAAACAGAATAGGAACCCCGAGCGGAAACGTGCCATCAATCAAGAACTTTTGTTCGGGTGCGGCCCCGGCAAACCGACTGACAAGAAACGAATCATCAAGAAGATTAATATTTGTTTTGGTTATCTTAGCCTTAGTGTTAACAAATTCCTCTATATTGTAGCCCTCAGACAAAGCATCTGAAGCATCCCACCCTTCGGGCTTACCCATAGGCGGCGTAAGCATTGTGACCGACCTAGCACCAGCAGCCAAAGCAAAGTCCTGTATGAGATCAGCTAGTTTTTTGCCAGCAGGATCATTATCAGGCCACAAAATAAGCTCTTTGTTCTGCAATGGAGAAAAGTCAAACTGGTGAGCAGTCTTCTTTGTTAACGCACCAGCCCCGCCAATCGTACAGGTAGCTGTATATCCAGCATGGTTCAAAGCATCAGCACACTTCTCACCTTCAACCCATATAACACGGTCAGATGCTAATACATTCGGGATGTTATATAACGGGCGTATATCTGGGAACTTGGAATATGGTGAGCCTTCGACAAAGGGTCTGAACTCTTTCTTTGGCTTGCCCTTTGTATTTAACATGGGGTTGCCAGCAATGTCTTTTACATTGTACCGCCTGACGGAAACCAGCACCTCACCATCAGCATTGGTGTACACATACTCAGCATCATACGGTGAATTAGCGTTGTACTGCGGCCTAATAGGGTTTTCTATCGGCGCATTATCCCGAACAATTTCAGGCCCAGTGCTGTCGAGGTAACTGGCAAACATCTCCTTTATCTCTGGAAACTTCATACCACGAGCTTCCATCAATATCTTTACGATGCCCCCGATGCCAACACCGCCATTAAAATCCTGACCCTGCATAAAATGCTGCGAGGCAGTATCAATGTTTATTTTTAATGATTGCCCCGGATCGCCAAGCAGTGATCCAATATAAAATGTCTTGCCGTGAACACGACCAGCAGGGAACGTATCCTGCAAAATCCGAATTTGTTCGCCCTTGGGGACTTTACGAGAAATCTCCTCAACTATGTCATTACTACTAGATATAGTATTGCCAAACCTTACCACACTCATTATATTGATCCTCGTTAAGCATAATTGTTTTCAACTAGGGGCGGCTCATACCGCCCCTTCTTTTTGCCAACAAGTGTTGCGGAACTCGCACCACTTACAAACAAAATAATCATCATTCTGTGCAACACGCGGCAGCATGTCGTTGGCTTCTGTAGCTTTCAAGATTTGCACTGCTTTGTCACTGGTAGCTTGCGCAAGCTCACTGTTGAACGGAACCATCTCAATGTATATCTCGCTTGTGTTTTTGTTTAACACTGTAAATACACAAGGATTTTCAGTGAGATCCATGTAAGCTTGATACAATGCAACCTGTGCTGCGTATACCGGGTTGGCTTCTGCCACACCTTTACGAACAAATTCATTAAACTTCTTTTCAGATGCTGACTTACACTCCCACAACATAGGGTATGTCATATGCAATGGACCACCACATATGACCCCATCAATATGCCCCTTGACTTCGCCGCCAGCAGTCTCAAACCCAAATTGTTCGCCTTGTTTATCTGTGCGCAGGTCAAAACCAGCGTCACGGAAGTACATAATCATCATGTCTTCGATGGTATGACCAAGACCAAATATGCGTAATGTTTTGGCAGGGAACTCTTTGCCCTCGTCAACCTGCTGGTTCATGTATCGGTACTGGAGCTTGCGTGAGCATGGATCGCCAAGACTAGAAGCTCCAAGATACCTGCGCCTTGGTTGCTTACGCTCTTTTTCTACAATCGCACGATCAAGCTCTTTGATGATGCTTTGTGCATCAGAAAGGGATGTCTTGTTCTGTGAGGCCGATTCTGCCGCCTCCGTATCGGAAGTAAATTTCTGTAAGGTCTGTGCTAGAGTATTCATTATCAAGCCCTTCTGATATTCGTTTCAGGATTAGTGTTATAGCTAACACCTCCTCCTCATTTAAATCACATAATCGTTTTTCCCAGCCAATATTCCCGAACAATTCTCCTACTTGTTTTAATGAAGAGTCGGGTAATCCTCCTCGCGTATCCATTCTATAGCCTCCTTTGACAACGGGCCATATGTGCAGACATAAATATTTTCTACATCCTGAACATCGACTTCTGCCACCGCACCCTCAAAAGTTTCTTCTTTGCCCTTAATAAATTTGTACAACATGTTTGTGATCGCAATTTGCAATTCATCTTTATCATTAGGATCATTGAACAGCATGAAGTATGTCGCTTCAACGCATACATCATCCTCAAACAATATCTTTAATTTTATCTCACCCCGGTTCATGCGCTTCTCTTCTCTAAAATTATGTCATCAACAAGATGGTCAATAAAACGCTTATTCCAAACATAATTTAGCATACAAGCGGCTCTGTACTTAGTCCATGAAAAATCAATAGGACTTACATGAACACCATTTTTTGCTAACAATTCCCGTTGTTTAGAGCTAACTGCATCATTCAACCAACGCTTAGTCTTTTTTGCACTATCGCTTGTCTCATGCTGTCTCATAAAGTCGTCAGCAGATGCCATAACGTGTCTTTTAGTCCCAATAGAAATTACTCTGGTCTTACCCTCTTTTTTCTTCACAATTGCAATGCACAAACCATCTACGTCAGCAATCATTGCAAAACCATTAAAGCCAGACGCAGACATACAGGCTCCATTCCCGAACAAATCTATCCAACGAAACGGAGATCGTTCCATAAGATCCACTTCAGTTAAGACAAAATCTTCTAAAATTTCTGGTTCTGGACGCTGCCCTTCATGACCGCACATAGGACATTCTCGTGCATTCAACGGTATCTCGGCATCGCAGTTAGAGCATATCTTTAACGGAGCCTCGCCATCCACATCACTCTGAGCGCCATCCAGATTAACAGCATCGTCAAGCGATCCATGTGTTAATACAGACGTACCAAAATCCATGACAATGCAATCAGATTTAATAACGCCGGGAAATTCTTCCTGATCTACTGTACGCAGTCCGCGCCCAATCATCTGAACCATTGTGGCTTTGTAACTACAAGGTCTGGTCAATACGATGCAGGACACAGGCGGAGCATCAAAACCTTCTGTCAACACAGCCACGTTGACAACAACTTGAACATATCCAGTGCTTAAATCATGTAAGGTTTGCTCACGTTCATCTTTAGGTGTGTCACCTGTGACCGTTGCAGCATCAATACCGTAGGCTACAAATTCTTCGCATAAATCCTCGGCATGCTGCACTGTTGAGCAGAATACAATCGTCTGGCGATCACCAGCTTTGTCATCCCACTCTTCGACCACACGCTTATTAATTGCGCGACGGTTCATAATGCGTTCAACCTGCGCCATGTCAAAATCGGATATGGTTTTGCGTACTTCGTTCAACTCACTCCGCACCCCAACATCAATCACATATGTCTTTGGCGGTACAAGGAATCCTTCACGAATTAACGTGGAAATTTCTATCTGGTGGCTACAGTTCGTAAATACGTCCCGTAAGCCCTTCTTATCGCCACGGTTAGGGGTAGCGGTAAAGCCAACGATTTGAACCCCCTCATTGGCCTCCTTTGCGGCGTTAATGATACGTTGATATGTATCCGCAATGGTATGATGCGCTTCGTCAACCACGATCAAATCAACTTTGGGCATATTGTCCAAGTTTTTCTCGCGGCAAAGCGTCTGTACCATTGCAAATACAGCGTCACCTGACCAATCCTTTTGTGCAGCGTTTACTTCACTGGTCTTCAAGGATGGGTTTACAAGGTGAAATTTACTGGAGTTCTGTGAAACAAGTTCGTCACGATGCTGTAGCACAAGCACATTTTGTGAACTCTTATAGCGTTTGCCAACCAAGGCGGAAAGCATGATTGTCTTTCCAGCCCCGGTTGGCGCAACGACTAAAGTGTTACCGTGCTTGTCCAGTGCATCAGAAGCATCGTTTACAGCGACTTCCTGATACTCACGCAAGATCATCGTACTAGCCTAGTCTATACCTGTGAGTACCTGACTTTTTATCGTAGGTCTTCACAATCTCATAGCCAGCCTTTTTAATCAGGTAGATATGATTATAGACAGATGATCGTTTCTTTCCAACAACAGCATGTACCTCATCAATTGTCGCTCCCTTCTTGCGCGAAATCATCTTGAATGTTTTTTTTGCAAGTTTAGGAATGTCATCAATAGAATGAGTAACATATGGCGGAACACCATCTTCAAACTTAATGTCGAAAGTGGGGGGCTTTACGGCTCCAGCGCCCCCCTTACTGGATCTAGCGACCCTTTGAGGTTTGCCGCTAATAAATGCCCACAGTTTCTCTATCGCGCCCATGATGGTGCTACCCCCGCCGTTGCTGTAGTCGGTTGCGGTGCAGGAGATTGAGCCACTGGTGCTTGTGCAACTGGCGCTTGCGCGACAGGTGCAGCCTGTCCTGTACTTTGAATATAATTAGGCGAGTCTGGTGTCAAGACTGTTTTGATCTTGTTACGATCAGCGTAACCATTATTGCCTTTTTCAATTCCTAAAGTGCAGCAGACAGTCATACCGTTGATCATATGGATGCCTTGAATAGACGCACGTTTTGCTATAGCGTCCTCGCTCTCGTCTTTTGGAGAGATACCAAAGCCACTATCAACCATCTGCTTGATGGTGTTCAAACCAATCTTTCTAGCTTTAGACATACCATTCTCATCCTTGGCATCGCCATCAACAAAGATGTTCTGCCAGACTTTGCGCTTGTCAAAGTTACCGCCCATAATGGTTAACTCAATAGGCAACCATTTTGCGCTAGTGGTTTGAGACTGCTTAAAGTATTTACCAGCACCATATTCAGGAATTTCAGTGTCACCACCTTCCAGTTTGATGATAGCACTAACAATAGTTCCATCAGGGATAAGTTCAAAGTCTCCACTTCCGCCTTCAATTGGCGGTACATTGTTTAGGTCAAGCATCTACGTTTTCCTCTTCTTTATTATTGACCGTTTTTGGATTTACAAAGTTCATGGCCTCTGGTCTTGGGCCGGACATTTTTTCAAACAACTTATTAAGATGCGGCTCTTCAACAGCGTCAAGTCTGCCGCTTCTGTCTTTGGCAGGATAGCCCCACTGGTTTAGTGTGTCGCAGACAAAGGCTCTGAATTTAGTGCCATCGTCAGCGGTGAGTGTTGTCATCGTGATTAGTTCATCAACGATACCCGGCAACTCACGCCCAGTCTTTGCACCTTCAATCTGCAAGTCGTAAGTAATGCGTCCATAGTCATCCGTCTTCTCATCAAGGATGCCAACAAAGATTACATTCTTCTCACGAATATGTTGAAGGTGTGTCAACCATTGCATCATCTCACGACCTTGAGCGCCATACACTGCACGAGTGTCTAACTTGCCTGTGCGATCTGATCTAGCTTCTGGTTGATTTTGATTATATGAAAAGCAAAGCCGACCAGCTACAGTAATACTATCAATGAAGATTGTATCATATTTGCTCAACAGCTTTTCTGGATCACCATAGGTTTGACACACATATTCATAATGCGCCATGCTATACGGTGAGTCCTCATTTAATGCAGGGTTTCCTCCACCAAGGAAGCATGCAAAGTCTCGGCACTCAGGCCATGTACGCGGTCTGATAACGTCAACTTTACATCCTTCGATAGCGGCATCACCAGCTTCCAAGTCCATGAACAATGTTTTGTCCATATCCAAGGTACGCACCAGTGATGTCTTCCCCACACCTGACGGTCCGCCAATCACGATCTTGTGACCGCGCTTCTCAGCCAACCGCTCTTCTGCGCTAATTATTTTTAGCATTAACTTTCCTCCCTTCTTTTAAGATCAACAGACACGCCCTGCAACTCAACGGTACGAGCCTCAGACAATGCTGCTTTGAGATCTGGTGTGGCATTCTGAAACTTTGCTTCCGGCACACTGTATTTCACAGTGGCAAGATGCCTAGCTGTATCCTCATCCAAAGAGTTGAGAACACGCAACAGAATAGTTTCATCCCATAAGACCTTCTTACGAAAATCAACAGTGACTTTGAAATCACCACTGTTCATAGAAGTCTGACCAAAATCCTTGCCTTGTTGTGCAAGTTGCATCTTGGCAGTTTCCTCGAACTGGTCTTTGAGAGAATTGTTAACGATCTTCAATTCTTTTTGCAGATCGTCAATTTGAGATTTGAGATCTTCACGCTTGTCAAACAAAGCGGTTAGATCATTAGATAGATTAAATGAGTTCATGCTCACTTCTCCGTTACAAAGTTGTGTGGAGATGTGATTCTCCACAAAGGTTATATCGCTAGATACAACTGGAAGATAAGCATGCAATCTTTTCAAGTCAAGCGTATTTTGAGAAAATTTGTATTATTTTTTTTAGACAGGTAAATCTCAATTCCATAAACAGCTTTCATGAGTTTCTTTTTGAGTTTAAATTCAGAGGTTTCCACGCCTTTGGCATCTTCAACAACCTCTTCAAGATTACCATGATCATCTACTTTGTTATAACGAAAGTCAGCCACATATTTACAAATCTTTTGATCATTGACCACAATCTCGTATGAGATTTGTCTTTCAAGATCTACGATATAACCAGCCTTTTCCATAGCCGTAAGCTCACCCCATCTCTCTGCTTCCCACTTGGAATCAAACTTAATTCCCATAAAGGTAGTCTTTCTGGCACCGTATTTGTTTGTCTTGCGTTTATAGTTGT